TCTTCCTAACAGGTCGGACCTCTTCTTTAACAGTGATGGAACATAAGCTACGAACATAATCATCAGTACCTAATCTAGTCCAATATTCGTCCCAAAACTCAAACTCGTCACTCAAATAATACTCAGCCTTGGTAGGAAATTTGATAGTATAAGGATAACCGGGTGACTTTGTGGGTCTCAACCATTCCACAACTTTATCCATATCAAACACCCTTGAATCGCAAATAAAACGTCCAAACTCTAAATCTAACCATGATGCAGCAATATCATAGTAACTTAAAACAAGATCAGAGAATGGGTTTGGATGCCTATCGTAGCGAGAGATGGCCTTACGGGCATCTTTTAACCGCCTCGGAACGACAGCATAATTGGTGTAACGGGTCGTCTCACCTCGCGAATCCATAAACTCCTCAACAACAGGATCACGATAATCAGGCTCACGCGGATTGAAAGGTCTAAAAACCCTTCCAATACAACGCATAAAAGGACCGATATCGTTGTCAACTGGAGTAGAAAACTTAACAAGACTCGTTGGGTAAGGCGCAAGTATGTGAAATACATCTTGCGCCCCGACTAGTTTTTTGGCTCAGGCAAAGCCGATTTAGAGTCAGCCTCTGTGTTAATAGAACTATCATAGTGCGAGACATATTTGTCATCAGCACTAAAACGATAAATATAATTACCAGAGGCTACATTCTTCAAATCGGCGACCCAAACATCAGAACAACCATAAAACTTAGGTGTGGTACTAGAATTAATAGCACCAAGACCATGGAAACCAACGACACAACCATCAAAACCGGATACATAAACACCACCACAAGCACCACTGAGTGTTGAAGAGTGATAATCTGTAATGACAATCTCACCATTGGAACCTCGTTTAGTCGTCTTCCCAACATTACCAACTGAGTATGTGGGCACACCATTACGGATCCAGTGTAGGGAAACCACCTCGCCCTCACGAGGCATACGATAATTAAATCTGTTTGACCTTAAACCAAGGCCACTAATTTTATAAGCAACTTGATCAGGTATATGCGGAACAACAAAACCATTAGAAACTATTTCAACGTCCTTTCCATTAACAAGAATAAAGAGTTTAGAGGCGCCACCAATAAGATGTCGTGGTACAAACAAACAATCCATAGCAACATATGCAGTGGATTTAAGTTCGTTACCACCTTTATCTACGGCTTTAACCTCATACAATTTAGGAACAGAAGAAATAGCAAAACCAGAACGGGCATGTTCAGGCATCAAACCTTTCTCACCAGTAGGCCTAAGATTAGGATCCTCTGGTCTATCCTCATCATTTCTAGCACTCATCTCATCACGTTCATGTCTAGCATTTCTACGCTGCTGTCTTCTACCACCAGGTTTACCTTTAGGACCCTCAGTATGTAAGCCCTCCCTATATCTAAGAAAGGCAGCACAAAGAGTAACAAGGACAAAAATACCAGCGGGAAGATAAAAAGCAGGTTTACGGCAAACACCAAAACAATAGGAAAAGAAAGCGCAAAAATAAACAGAGAGATAGGAGAAAAAAGAACGAAAACAGCAAACAAAATAATTATCCCTTTTATTTACACGAATTTTACCACTGATTTTAAATTGAGAAGCATCAAAACCGCCAACAGCATCAGAAACACGAGAAGCGCGAGAAGTTGTTGGCGGACTCTTAATACCATCATTAGCTGCTATGGCACGCAACTCAATTTCATCCCTTATATTCGAATCATCATCATCGGACTCATCGCCATCTCCAGCTTGAGTATACAAACCGGAAGAAAGAGGAGAACACTCATCTTCATCTTCAAAAGAACTGAAAGCATTAGATATAGTAGAAATAGAGTTAGCGAGCACCATCGCAGTCTTCCACTTAAAAGAAAAAGCCTCGACAAGAACCACCAAATCCTCCCATCTATCACCATGCATAACAGACGCACCGATAAGACCAGCACATATAAGAGAAGTACGAATATCACGCCACTTGCGTACAAGTTCATCGCGACGCTTTTTATTCGTGGACTCTGAATATAAGCGAGATGTCTGATAATACTTAAATACACCATATAAAATAACACA